AGCCGTTGCTGAGCCTAAGATGCTATCTACATAATCTTTAGGGGTAGCAGAGGATGAAACCATACCTGCTGAAGACAGACCTGTGATTACTGGTGTACCTGATATTACAGGGCTTGTCAAAGTTTTATTGGTCAGAGTCTGGGTAGCATCAACAATGACTACCGTACCTGTGGTATTAGGTAGGGTGATTGTGTTGTCCTGTGTTGGGTCAACTACAGTCAGGGTAGTCTCGTAGGCATCAGCAGTTGAGCCCTCAAAGACAATGCTGGTTTCAACACCAGATGTTCCAGTAATTGTAGGGTTAGAAATTGTTGGGCTGGTAAGAGTCTTGTTGGTTAGCGTTTGTGTCTTAAGAGTGCCAACGACAACACCTTCTCCAGAGCCAATGCCGTGCATTGTGTGACCAGAGCCACTGCCATCATTGTAATAGGCATCAGCCTCTGCGTGTAGGTTAGCGTCACGATAATCTCTGCCGATAGCCATATGGCGAACAACTGCACCAGCCGAGTGGTCTTGGCCAGTCGCACCATCAATGCCACGAGTAATCGTAAAGGTGTTAGTAGATACCGCCGTAGCATCGACAATTTCCTCGATGGCCGTATCTGGGTCAATGACCAGTGTAAAAGTTCTGCCCGACGGAATGGTTACGCCACCAAGCAGGGCGGAGCCAGACACCACTGTAATGGCTGTTGCTCCCGAAGTAATAGCTCCAGTCAGTGTTGTCTGCTGAGAGCGGGACGAGTATTGGCGTGTTGTCATCTATGTTCCTATCGGGTATAGTGAACTCGGGTTGGATACTGAGCTTGTTGCGCCTTGACTTCTTCGTTGAGGCGCTGTTGATAAAGAGCGTATAGCTGGCGAGCAGCAGAGTTAGCAGAGCCGAATGAGCGCTTAGCATCAATCTCGTCAGCCTGTGGGCTAATCTGAGAGGCACGTGCTGGGTCTAGGTAGGCAAGGAGTCGATATGCTGCACCGAGTACAACCACATCTTTTGCCGATGATGGTAGCCCAGTTACTGTCTCAAAGACATCGCTACCTGCAGATAGGGTTGATGGGCGTGTGGTGTACATTACCTTTACGGTACGGCCAGGTGTAATGAAGTCCCCGATAGTAACAGTCTGGCTTCCGCTTCCCCATGTAGCCACATCTGCAAATGGGTCAAAGTCCCAGCGACGGATGCGAATCCATTCTTTGGATGGACCAATGTCCTGCCACATCATGGTGAGGATATTCTCAATGTCTAGATTTTCAAATTCATAAGTTGTAATAGCAGCATTGTATGTGAAGGTTGTCTGCTTGATAGATAGCAATGAACCGCCTACCGCACGGATAGTGTCATTGATAGCATTCTTGACTACATAACGTGGGAAGATTGGAGAGACTGTAACCTTGGTATCTACGGCAGCAGTGGCTGCGGTTGTTCCTAGGTAGCCACGTCCATAAGGGGCAATCGTTGCTGTGTTGGCAATACGGTCAAAGGAGTCAACCCACATTAGTTCGTCGCCAACCTCAACAATGCCCTTGCCAACATTGTCGGTAGAGCCAAGGCTTAGGATTGTGGGAGAGGAGCTCGGTGATGTGAGGGTAGTTACAGCAGCAGTGAGGTATGTGCTTCTGTCTTGCTGATAGGTGTAGCCAGAGAGGTTTACTAGAACCTCATCTACCATCTGATTGAAATTTGTTGTCACAGGTTAATGCTCCTTAGTGCATCAGTTGGTGATAGTCCAGTTGTCCCCGCTAGTTCATTGCAAATACCGCCAAGAGCTTTGTAGTCTTTAGGCTGACGATTAGCATCAGCTTTCTTGTTCAAGGCACCAACCAATGATAGCCCAGTAGTGGCAGCATATACATTGGCAGCCTCATTCGGTGCCTTGTAATTGATAAGTGCTGGATATGTCCCACCATTAGCCAAGCGATTGAGTTCGCTGGTAAATGAACTACCTGCTGTGCCTGTTGCCATTATCGATACCTTGCCGTTTTCTTTGCGATAGATTTTGGTTGCTTAGAAAATTGTTTGCCTTTGCGCAAATCTTCGCGCTTCTTGGCAGATGTCTTAGCGTACTCAGAAGCAGAAAGTTTTTCTCTAGCTGCCTTTGGTAGGTAACGCTCTCCGGTAGCCTTGCTACCTTGAGTGCTTGGCTTACCTGACTTAGTGCCCCACTTCTCTTTTGTCCACTTAGACAAAGACTTCTGTTTGCTAGTCTTAGCGCCGGTGTATCCACCGCCAGCCTTCTTGTATTCTTGTGCTACAATCTGAGCTTTGCGAGCAGACCATTGTCCAGCTTTGCCACCTTTGGTGCCAGCCATTACACGGTTCTTAATACGCTCTCTGAGCTCAGGCTTAGTGTATGCCATTACCACTTCACCTTGTCAGCCCAGTATGCTGCAGACAATTTGCCTTTAGCAATGTTCTTGCTATGACGTGCTTTGAATGATGCACGCTTCTTCTTCATTCTGTCAGACTCTCCAGCCTTAGGTGCACCAGCAGTCTTTGCTCCCTGCTCACCAAAACGGATTGTCTTAATAGTGTCCCCTTGTTTAGCCACAACAATGTGTGACTTCTTCGGGTGATTAGGTGTGCGCTTAGGCTTGTTGAAGCCGGATACTCCAGCTCTAGCTAGCCTTGGGTCTTTCTTGCTTGCCATACTCACCATACTTTCCTAGTACTGTTCTTACTGTGCCATTCTTGTTAAGCCGCACCACATAGCCATCTTTGATTTGTACAGAGTTGAAACCACGATGCGGCTTATACTTTCCTGATGACATTACTTCTTTTTCTTTTTAGCCATGCCTGCTTGAGACAATGCAATGGCTACTGCTTGCTTCTTTGACTTAACCTTCTTGGAAGACTTACCAATGTTAAGCTCGCCTTTTTTGAACTCACGCATAACCTTGGAAACTTTCTTTTGTTTCGCAGTCTTCTTCACTTCTGCTTGCCCTTCTTGTCGTACTGACGTGCCTGTAGTACTGCACCCCAGAACTGTCCGGCATCAGACTGTGTTCTTCCGCGCTCATTCCACTGCGCATATTCCTTTGCCACATTCTGAATGTATCGAGCAATAGTTGAACGATTTTCAGCTACTCTTGTTTTTCCGGCCATGATTACTTCTTCTTCATCTTCTTAGCAGCCATCTTCTTGACAGCCTTCTTCTTGGCTGACTTCATCATCATGGCTTTCTCTTCCATCTTCTCAGCCTTGGCATACATCTTAGCTGCCTTCTTACCCTTAGCTGTATATGGGAATTTCTTTTCGCCTACTTTTGGCATTGTTATACTCCTAGTTCTTTCATTACCGCTGCTGATTTTTCATTGATTGTCTTAGCTGGTGGCATCTTGCCTGCATCATATGGTCTACCCATAATCTCGCTAGCCTTGACTGCCTCTTGAATCTTCGTCATAGAAGTTCCATTTGGCTGAATGCCTTGGGCTCTAGCCTCTTTATAGGCATTCAATTCTTTGTTGAACGCTTTGTTCGGCATACTTCTCCGACTATCAGCGTCTCCTGCATTCATCTGGATGGACAGTCCCTTGCACCCAAAGCATCCGTCCACAGGCTCTGGATGATGTTCCCAATGTTTCATGCTAGTGTAAAGTTCGCCTCTGTTACTCCGACGTCACCGGCAATCAAAGAAGCCTTAGTGGCGTCATCTACTATATGTGTATATCCACCGCTGTAGACTACAGGGTAGTAATCTAAATCACTATCAACAGCATAGCGAATCTGTGCCCAGTCGCCATCTGTGTCTCGTACTATTGTAACACCTCTGTCAAGTTTATAGAACTGAAAAAGGCGCTCTTCCCCAGCAGGCCCCTCCTTGACGGTAGGTGTGGTAAAAATCCAGTTTGCCATTTGTCCTCCTTAGTGGACTCACCCCGAAGGGATAGGTTTCAAGGCCTATCCCTCAGAGTCAATCAACTAGAGAGCAGCGATTGAAGAACCAGTTTCGATGCGATACAACGCTTCTTCACGGTAGCGAGCGAAGCCGAGTACGCCGTACCAGCCCATTGGGCGGAAGCGCATCAACTTGTCGGTTACGTTACCGATAACGATGTGTGGCTCTTCTGCGACTGCTTCGGCTAGTGCCTGTTGTCCACAGAGGAGAGTATCGAATACACGGGTTACTGGAGTTACAGTGACTACAGTTGTAGCAGTAACAGCAGCGGTGAACGCTGTGTCTACAGTAAAGGTTGTTGTTGAACCAGATGTGCTGATTGCAGTAATCTTGGAACCTGAAGCGATTCCTGTACCTGCAACCTTGTCGCCAACCTCTGCACGGGTTGCGATAACAGCAGAAGAAGCAACACCGAAGGTGAAGCCTGCTGATGTACCAGCAACGGTTACAGCGGTTGTAGCGAGAGCAGTCTGGTCAGCGCCATCCTTAGCAGATGGGATACGTGAGGACTCAACGAAGAATGCGCCTTCGTAGTCTCCGATTTCGCCAGCCCAAATCTTGTCTGCAGCCGGAGCTGTTTGCGCATGGACGAAGTTCCAGCCCATGTTTCCGGTTTCTGCACGAAGGTCGTGTGAAACTTCTGGGTGAATACCGCACCAGTAGTAAGAGCCACGGCGAGCCTTGGCCTTGTTTGCACGGAGCTTAGCAACAGCCTTACGGATATCTGCTGAGTCGATTGTGTCAGAAGCGGTGATGGTTGCTGTAGAAGTACGAGCACCACCGTAGATTACGTTTGTTCCGCCAATGAGAGTTGTGGATACTACGTCATCGATAGAGTCAGCAAGGTTGTACGCAATGATGTTTGCGATAGCTGGGTCTACGTCTGCAAGTGAGAACAACTCAAGAGCGCGGGTTACAAGAACTGCGTTACCGTACTCGTTAAGAGTAATGGTAACAGAAGTCGGTGTTGTGAGCGCTACTGCATCTGGGTCAACTGTCTCAGATAGAGTAGAGGTCTTTGGGTCCAAGTCAACGTAGCGTTGTAGAACTACGGTTGAGCCTGGGATTGCTTGGCGAGCTGGGCGCTTATCTGCAACCGAACGAAGTAGGGGTTCGGAACGAAGAGCAAACTCGAGAAGACGGTCATACGCCTTCTGTACGAGACCAGCGCCACCAACGGAACCACCGAGCGATGTGCTCGCGGTTGATGTATATTGGTTTGACATTAGTTTTAGTCTCCTAGACTATGAACGGATTATTATTGTGAGCGGAGGATTGATAGGATTTCATCCGGTGACTGTGCTTGCGCTAGTCTCTGGTCTAAATCCATTCCTTGCTCTGGGGTATAGGCATTTCCAGTTAGAACATCTTGCTGGCGTAGTGCCGCAAGCTCTGCTTGGTTTACTGCAGACTCTTCCTTCTTTAATCCAAACAAGTCTCCGTTATCATCGAGCCAGCGTGATACTGACTCCTCGTTAACTTCGTCCAAGTCCTTCATAATTAGGCGAGCTGCTTTCTCGCTTACACCCTTCTTGGTTAGGGTTTCTTTGACAACTTGCTCACGCTGCGCCTTGGTAAATGTCTCAAGTTGCTCTGTGAGTTCCTTAATACGCTTTTCATCAGCTCTCTTTGCTTTGCGAAGCTTCTTAAGTAAATCGCTTCCATCACCAGGGAACTGGTCCTGTGTATCTAGGTCGTCGTCTTCATCATCCCAGTAGTTGTTGCTCATAGCAACGTTCCACCCTTCTATTGTAGTTAGTCGCAGGCCTCACTGCCATTCGGGGTAATGGAGTGGCTCCTACTATCGGTCTGTTACACTGGCGGGGCCGATGGGTCCGCTCAGGATTCTAGAATTGCGCTCTGTTATCTTCGGTTAAGGAAGTTCTTCCTACACCTGATTGTCCGCTAAATGCGGCACGCTCACGCTCAACGAGTCGTTGACGTCTACGCTGTGCTGAGGCTAGCTGGTTGAAGACTTCTTGTTCCGCTTCTGGTAAACCATAGCGGCCCAACTCTTCCCCATAGATATCGCTTAGCTTCTCTGCTGTTGGTAGAATCTCTGCAATAGTAGCGTATCCACGCTCTGCCTCTTGCTGAGTTACACCTTGTGCTGCAAGTTGTTCTGCTACATCTCTTCCAATATTCAAACCCTGTCGTCCTGCTGCTGCGCCAATTCCTGCTGTCGCAATTGAGCGCTGGATTTGTGGAAGCTGCGTCTTTGGGTCAAGTATCGCTGCGAGCATATCAGAATCATTAAGCCCGTAGAATCTCTTGAGCGTACTAGTGATTGCAGGGTCAGCCATCTGTAGTCGATTAACCGCCAAGGATACGCGCTCGGTTAATTCTTCTGGCCTAATATCATTTTCTATAAATTGAGATACGTACGCATCGTTGTCAAACTGCGTTAGGCCATAAGCGCGAAGAGTGTTTCGATAAGCATCTTCATTGCGGATATAATCAGCTTCACTAAGAGCAGCTAAACCCTTCTCTAAGCGTTTCGTATTTGCTTTAAAGCGCTGTTGATATTCTGGACTATTGCGCAGCTCAATAATAAATTGGCTAGGTGGAACATCTTTCTCAATCAATCCTTGGACCGTCTTGACCAATGAACCTAAACCATACTTATTAAACTCTACGAGTAGGGCATCATATGCTGACTGACGCTCGGCCTTGGCCGCTGCGGATACATTTGATATACCGCTGACAAAGTTCATTCCAAGATAAGCCCCAGTAAATGGAACACCATTATACTTTAGTGGGTCTCCAGTTGTACCTGAGCCAGTATACCCAGTAGGTGCTACTGACGCGGTAGATGCGGAAGATGCGGTAGCTGCTCCACTTTCTGCTGGTGTTGGAATTGAAACAAAACCACCACTGCTGGTTGGCTTAACGTAAGCAGATGGGAACATCTGGCCGCCCTGGGCTGAACTCTTTAAAATTATCTGACCTGTTTTAGGTTCAATAATATATCCAGTTACATTCTTAAAAGGATTGTAAGCATTCGGGTCCTGCCAGGATGGAGCTAATTGCTTCTTGATATCATCAGGTAGTCCAGCAAAGCTTCCAGTCTCAATCCAAGGAATAGCTACTGAGCCTTTTCCTCCAGCTACCGAGCCATAGCTTTTACCAGTCTTAGGGTCAATGCCCTCACCCATGGTTATAGCATACTTTGCATTACCACCAGCTTCAGTGAATCTTTTATTATCTGCTGGGTTATTAAGGTCCGCGCTAAATGTCTCTGGCATTATTACCCCTGGAATCCGAAGTCTTGTAGAATCTTCAAGCCTGCATCAAATGTTTCTTGATAGGCCTTGTTACTGTATCCAAAACGTGGGTCTTGGCGAACTATCTTACGGTAATCAGCCAAACTGAGTTCTCCCTTTTCACCAAAAGCCTTATTGAGCAAGGTATCATTTGCCATAATGGTCTCTGGGTTGATACCCAGTTCTGACGCAATTGTGTTCTTATAAGGCGTTAAGATTACGTCTAAGTCTACTCCGAGACCCATTAGAGAGCGTACTGTTTCTGGACGCCCAAGTGACGCAGCCTGACGGATTAAACGATTAAAGGTTTCAATATCTTCACCTTGTGATAGGCGCTTTAACCAAGTTTCAATCTGTGAGCCAAACTGTGCATCCAAATCTAAACCATTACGGGCTGCAGTTTGGCGTAGGATACTAAGTCTGTTTCCACTTACACCGCCTAGCTTTACGCCAGGTGAGTATGTAAACTTTGCACGAATAAGACTCTTGACATAAGGGGATTCAATGCCTAACCCCATAGCCAAGATGTTATTCAGCAAGTCCTCGACAGCGTCATCATTTAGCTCAAAGCCTTCGCTCATAGCGTAGTCCATGATTCCTTGACGTAAGCTCTTTACATTGAATTCTGCGGCACCGCCTGTGCCTTTGTAACGAGCATCGCTATTTACTAGGCTTTCAAATTGAGTCAGGTTCATTCCTGTACCGTCTTTGAATACCTGAGATAATAGTGGGTCGTCTAGCTTAATGCTATCTGCTGACACTTTAAACTTGTTTGCCATCAACGTAATGTATCTATCATAGACACTGCGTAGGTTATTGCCATCAGCAAGCAACTGCTTGACGTATGGGTTCTCTACCTTCTCAGCAGCTCTATCTCTAATGCGCTGATAGAATACTGAGATGTCCTGTCCATTGCGGATATTCTTTAACCAGGTATCAAGTTCATTGCCAAACTCTTGCTGTAGGTTAACATTGTTAGCCTTAGCTACTACTTCGAGTAGTCTACGGTTTTCCATGCCTGGAGCTCCGAAGCCAACGCCACTACCACCAACTGCGGCATTAAAGGTTTCGGTAAGAATTACATCTTCGCCAGTTCCGTTTAGGTAGTACTCTTCTAGTTTAGCTTCGTTAACTGGTAGGTTTTCGGCAAGTAGAAGTTTGCGCATCTTGTCGATGAATGACTTAAGGTCATTGGCATACTCTTGGCTTCCTTCTAGCTTGCCAAGTTCTCTCTGCTGAGATGTTTTGCCAAGCTTAGCCCAAGCAGTCTTAGCCAATAAATCTTCTGCGGCAGTATACTTCTTCTGCTTCCATAAGTCAAATACATCTTGTAATCCTGGGACATAACTGGCAGAACCTTTTGTGCCAGTTCCTGTGGCCCACTTGCTTTTAAGTAGAGCCTCACCTAGTCCAAGCTTTGCTCTAATTGATTCTTCTTTGACTTCATCTCCAGGAGGAGTAACTACTTCTTTTCCATCCTTATATTGCTTACCATTGTACTCACCGGTGAAAGGCACATTGTTCTTAGTTAAAATTCCTTGTTCATCTGTTTCGTACTTATCAGCAGGTGGGTTGTTGTCCTTAGCGCCACTATTATTAACATTAGTATTGTTGTTACTGACATTAATATTATTATTAGCAGAAACACTTACGTCAGTACGCATTTCTGGTGGTAGGTTATCGTAAGATTCTCTGTCCTCGAGCGGCAGCCTCTTTTGAAGATTATCCCATTCAGCTCGAGTATATTTCTTTTCAGCCATTAACCGGCACCACCCATCCACTTAAAGAAGTCAACACGTTGTTTACGCTCAACGTCTGCCTTGTATTCCGGAGCTGCGATGATAGCCTCCTCTACGGCTTCCTTACCCATTTCGCGGGTAAAGCCTGGGGTTGTCTCTGTGCGGAGTTCACCCTTCTTGGTTAGGCTTTGTGTAGTGCGGCTACCCTTAGCCATAAGAGCTTTCTGGATTGGAAGGAACTTAGCCTTCTCTTCAGGTGTAAGAATAGCACCTAACGCTGACAGTGAGGCTTCGTCGATGTCTGATTCAAGCTCTGTGTCCGGGACATTGTACACGTCAATCCGTGGCACATATTCTTTAGGGCCCTTACCTTCTTTTGGAATCAACTGAGCTGCCAATGATTTGTAGAACTTACTGAAACTGCTAGTATCTAAATCGGTAAAGTTCTCAGATATCTCAGTCTCAACATTCTCTACGGTTCGAATCGTAAATCCAGCTTTACGCATTAAGGAAGCTAACGTTCTCTTTTGTGCGCCAGACAGTCCTGAGATAAACTCGTCGGTCTGCACATCTGGTACAGTATTAACATTAAAGTCCTGGAAACCTTTAGTACTGGTTATCCAAGAGTTAATCGCATCAATAGTAGTGTTACTAGCGGTGCCTCTGCCTAAGGTAGGGAACTGGAGGCTTGGCTTAGCTGGTGGCTTATTGCTACCTGTGCTGCCTCTTCCAACAACTTCTGTCATTCGTTACCCTCCACGACATAGTCAAATGTATCTCTTGCAAAGTATCTATCATAGAATTTACCGAAGTTTAGGTCTGTTCTACGAAGGTTGTATACAAACTCATCTACGTCTTGACGTAGGTCTTTCGCTCTAGGCGAGTCAATCGTAGTCTTTCGACGCTTTAATTCATCGTAGATGCTGTATCTGAAGTTCAGATAATTAACTACGTTGGTCCAACGTGGAATCTTCTGTAGGTCTTTCCAGAGCTCAGGGTCATTAGCTGCCATAGTCAAAGCCTGGACTGTAGCATTGCGCTTAGACGCACCTTTAATTGAGCCTAGGTTATCCCACTCGTTCCACCAGACATTGTTCTTAACCTTCTGCTGTTCGATGTAGGCTTCCTTGTACTTATCAAACAGAATCTTGCCATACCCTGAAGCCGCTGTGCGGCCAGGTAGCAACTCTTCAATGGCTACTGTTACAGTCTCAATAAATTTATTGTACTTCTTCCAGCCATCATTTACCACACCTGAGCGCTCAGCTTCTAGAGCTGACGCTGAATTCTTAAAGAATGTTTCAGTTCCAGGTATCTTCTTGCTCGTCAGATAAGCATTGGCTGCGGACGAAAAAGCATAGTTGTCGTCATTGAAGATTGCTCCAAGCACGCTAGCATTCTCGACATCTAGTGTACCTATCAGTCTACGGATAAACTTCGGATTCTTTTCAACCAAGGCACGTGATGTCTTGTCTGGAATCAATCCAGATGTATTATCAGATAGTGAGCGAGCAAGTAGGAAGTACTCTGGGTTTTCTTCCATCCACTTATCTTCACCATTGATTGGGTCAGCTTCTCTTGCTTTATATAAACTATCAATATATGGCTGCAGTGGAGTAACATATTGTGGCTGAGTTGGAAGCAAGAATGAGTTACGAGCCCTAGCCCATGCCAACGATACAGCATCTGCCATAGCCTCTTCATTAAGTTCGGCTAACTCAACACCATTTGGCTCACGACCCTCTTCCTTAATAAAGTCGAAGCGCTTTTGCTGTAGGAACTTAGCAGTATCCTTGTTTAACTGAGGGCCACTCTTGAGTAGTTGAGCTCTAAATGCCTGGCCTGTACGCTTAATTGTATTCGGCAGAAGAAGCATTCCTGTTTCTTCTTGGGTTCCAAACGGAAGCATCCAGTTAGTAACAGCATTCTCAACATTCATTGTCTTGGATACAAAGTTACCAATGGCTGCCAGGCCTGGGCCAGCAGATACAATACTTGGGCTACCTGTTGGATTAAACGGGTTAAACCAAGAAGCTGGCAAACGATGTGTCGTGCCTTCTGGCCCACCGATGAGTGGCAAGGTTACCTCTACATATTCGTTGCCAAATGAATCCTCTTGAGCTCCAAGATATTGATTTGGAATCATTGCAATCTGAGTTGCCTTGACCAAGAAGTCTGGGTTCTCCAAAGCAATGCGGCCATATGCACGGTACTGCTCTACGACTGCAGGGAAGAAGGCTAGCAAATAGTTAACTACGCCACCATAGTTCATATCACGATGAAAGGAGTTTAGCTTTTCGCGGAACTCTCTCATGGCATAATTACGAGCAGTCTTCTCAAAACGAGCTTTGTCTTCTAGGGTTAGTTTGCGTCCCTGTACATTTGCGATATGTACCATTGTCTGAAGTTTTCTATTATACTTCACGGCAAAGTAAGGGTTAAACATCAAAGCTGCAGTAGGCTTAGTAGATAGCCAGGCAACGCCTGCCCTTACGGCATCTCTGCCCTTCTTATATGCCTCACTTAGGTTTCCTCCAGCAGGGCTATTATCGCGTACTAGGTCTGTCAGTACAGGAGGACGCGTAGCTGGGTCTGGGAATAGCTTTGTTAAGGATGCTGGGGTTACCTGGTTAGCTAATACCAACTTGTGAATATCTTTAGTTGGGGCAAACATATCCACGATTGCTTTAATTTTATTATACTGTAAGCCTGCGTCAATACCGCGAAGACCCATCTCGTCCATATATCCAAAGCCTTTAGAGCTTTGTAGGTACTTAACTATTTCTTTACGGGTAGCGCCTTCCATATACATACGAGCCACTGGGTCAAAACCCAATATGTCGCGCAGAGTAGTTACCCACTCTTGCATATGTAAGGACTCATCAACTGTAGCAAGTAGCGAACTGCTGCCAGTTCTAGTCTTGCGTACGTTGTTTACGGCAAGCTCCTGAGCTGAGCTTAACGCACGAATAATGTCACCAGTACCTGATATGTTCTGTGCGGTTATATCAGCAAAGCGTCCGGAGAAAGCTGCAGGGAATTCTTCGCCATAAAAACGAACAGTCTTATCTCTTCCTACTGGGGCAGATATTTTACCAGAAATGATAGCATCGCGTTGACGACGTAGTTCAGCAGTAGATAGTTTTAGTTGGTCAAGATACTTTAGATTTTCACGAACCAGTGGGTCCTTTGGAATCTTCTTTGGCGGCTTCTTTACATCATAGCCAGCATCTTTTAACTGCTTCTCTGTTGTGCGGATAGATGCCTCAAACGTAAGTATCTTATTAGCTATCTTCTTCTCTTGACGCTTCGGATTACCGATACCTTTAATAGCAGAGGATATAGCTGATGCACTATTATCTGTGCGGACAAGTTTCTCTACCGTGCTCTGAGATAGTTCTTTGATTGTATCAAATAGAGCATTATCTCCATAAACGCGAAGCGTCGAGTCACGGATAATGTTGGCTGGATATCCACCACGTAGAAGGGTAAACCCACGCCATAGTACGTTAAACTCTTCTGCTGCTTCAATAGCTGCATAGGCGGGGCTCATTGGAACATCTGTTTCGCCTTCACGCTTTGCCGCGTAGCGCTTGAAAGCTTTATCCCATTGCTTTACATCTGGCAAAAATGCGCTGTTGGCTAGTTGTGTAATAAGTTGTGGGTCAGCTAGGATATCATTTATTCCATCAGGACCGAACATATATCCTCGGCCTGCTGCTGCCGCCTCGTAGGCGGGAAGTAAAATATTCTTTCTTACTTGTTTATCATATTCATCAAGTACGGCCTTCAATACTTCCGACCCAGGCGGAACTCCATTCTTCTTAGCAACACCAGTGGCTACCTTTTTAGTATACTCTTGAACTAGAAGATATTTTTCACCATTTGAGCGAGCTGACAAGAAGCTATTGTATAAGTTTACGCCATCTTGAGGAGTAATCGCACCTGCTACTGTGGCGCTGCGGATACCTGTACGGAATCTTTCGGCGCTCTGTAGAGGGTCATCAAAGCGTACAATATTACGAGGGGCATCGTCCATCCATCTATCTACACGACGAATGAGTGGAGAGAATGGGTTCTTTTGGTAGACTGTCTGCATGACATCACCAAAGCCGGTTTCTCTTTTTGTTAAATCTGTAGTTTCAGTCTTGCGAGCTAGGCGCTCTTTAGCTAAATCGTTCTTAACCTTCTCAACCCACGCAATAGGGGAGACGGTTCTATCTTGCATCTGGCTATCTAGCTTTAGGGCATCATCTATCCAGCGATTCTTAGCACGGAGTGCATCGATTTCTGCCTGCACTGCGTCACGATTGTCCTTAAATCGTGGAGATATAGCAAGTACTTTGTCTTTAAAATTAAGGCTGTAGATACCGCCACTCTTTGATACCTGAAGAGCACCATCAAGTCGGTTAATTTCGTTAACCAAATCCATGCTGTTGCGTTCAAGTTCTTTGAGAGCAGTCTTGTCACCAAGTCCGGCTCGTAGGGCTAGTCCGATTTCCTCACGACTACGACCAGCAAGTATGGCTGCTGCATCATTTCCGAGTACCGTACGAAATTCTGGGCGCTGAGCCACAACTGCAGGTGTATTGTTCTCTAAAAGCGAGAACAGTGGTGTCCATTTTGTCTGTTCCCCAGCTACAGTCTTCTTAATTAAATCTGTTTCATTTGCAATGCGTTGATTCGTTAGCTTTACATTGCGTCCTTCGAGGACTCGGTTTATTAAACCACCCTCAACAGGCTTAACTGGAGCCTTAAGAGCTCTTTGTCCAATACCGCCGACAAGCTTACCAGCTCCGATGTCTGGCGTCATACCGAACTCGAATACTATGTTAAGTAAACCTGAGGTAATTGCGCCAATACCTTTGTCAGTTTTAGCAGCTTCTTCCCAACCTACAAGCTTTGCGCCACTTTTTACAACATCTCGACCAAAGTTATACTTGTTTTGGCCTTCTTCTGTTATGGCTAGTTCTGCGGCTTGCTGTGCTGTTCCGCCAAGTACGCCTTCTTGTGAGACTTCACGGCCAACTTTACCAGCAATACCTGCACCTACTGCTACAGCACCACCAACAGCAAAGGCTGGTAATCCAATAGTAGCAGCTAAAGCTCCTGTACCAACACCGGCGCCAATCATTCCGAGCGCTGCAAGCAGTCCCATACCACTAGAGTTGGCTTCAATGTCTCTCCACCAAGCATAGTTAGAGCGCAGATTCTTAACGCTTGCAGTTAAAACTTTTGTCAACGCACCGTCAGTTGACTTATCTAGTGCTTCGTATCCTTTACCAATAAGGTCATTGGGGGTTATGTTCTTTCCAATTTTTGATACACCAACACGAAGTGTTTCAATCGAGTCATTCCAGCCACCAGGGTTAGCTGGTACGTTTTTAGCGATGTCTGCCATAGACGCAAAATTGCTACGCGTAATGCCTACGTTCTGTGGCGTAGTGCGTTGCACTGTGTCTGGTCTATAGGCGGCAGAAGGAATCCTCTGACCCGCCTCGGCTACTGGCTTGTAATTAGGTTGCTCCGTGAGAAACCTAGCCAGCTTGCCAAGTCTGTCAAAAAAACTCATATTTTGGTCCTAAGAAACCTAACGTAGTCTTTGGTTGTTTGAGGTGTTCCTGGCATGCTTGCCCAGAATTCCATTGCTGGAAGGTAGCTGCGGATTAATTGTGTGTCAGTATCGTCTGGTAACATCTGACCTGGCTCAGGCAAGATACCTGGCAGGCCTGCTTGAGGAGGCGTGCCCATTGGTTGGTCAGGATAGAGTGTTGGTTCTGTAATACCAACGACTGATTGATTTGAAGAAATTCTTGCTGGGGCTGCTGATGGCGTCGGAGATGAAATAGGAGCAGCTTCTCTCTGTTGATTGATAGCTTGGTTCATTCCATAACCAAAACCAGTATAATCAATATTTCCACTTTGGCCATTACCGCCAAGAGGATTTACATTCATAGGATTATTCTGAGGAGCAGTGGGGCGATTACCGCCGCGATTGTCCATAGGTTGTGTCATCGACATTAGTCATCATCCTCTTCATCGAAATCATCCAATGGATTCTTGATTGGGTCTTTAGGGTCAACTATCCAATCAGGATAGCTGGAGCGGTCCATAGCAAAAGCTAAAGCTGTTCCTTCATCCATGCCTGCTCTACGTAGAGAGTCATAAACTTCTTTAGTTGCAATAGCCCAGAAATCTAGCTTTGTCAGTACGGGTTCCTTTGTAGTTCTTCTACGCTTAACTACTGGCTTAGCTTTTTTACGCTGTTTAGGCTTAGGCATTATCCCCTCCTGACTTATCTACGTCGAATACTTCTTACGCTTGCTGTTGCTTCTCCTGTGCCTGTTAGGCCAGAAAGTAAACTCATAATATCTGGAGCTCCTCCCATAGGAGAAGCGCCTCCTGCCAACGCTTCGGGAGCAGGGGACGGTTGCTCAACCATTGGAGCGCCAGCAGGAGGAACCTGTTGCTCAGGCATGAAGATATCTTCAATAGCATCTTCGATAGCCCGTCCCTTTTGACGCGCCTTAATTACCTGTGCAATCTTGGTAACTATCTGGCTAGCGTCTCCGCCACCTGCTGCAATCGATGGAATTGCCTGAGTATACTGCTGTAGTGCTGCAAGAAGCGCAGCACGCATATCTTCAATTTCAATCTTCTCAACTTCTTGACTGACGTTGACTGTGAATGGTAGCTCACGCATTGCCATGTCTTTAGAGATGAGTTTACCACCCAAAGCCTGTAGCATGAATATCAAGCCCTGTGCTGGGTTGAGACCTGCAAGCATACCGTAACGAACATCAGCGCTGTAATCGCCCTTGATGTCCTTCTTTGGATTGTATGTAATTTCATATGGAGCACCAGCGTCAACACCACGAATGGTCTTCTCTGCTGGGAAAATCTGTTCATCAACTTGGAAGCAAATCTGAATGACATCACGGAGGGCGCTGGCAAAGACAGCCTGTGCAGATTTGACCTGAGTGTCGAACGCACCCATGAGGGCCTGTACGCCCTGACCCGTGACAATCGAGGCGTCGATGTTACCTGTACGTCCCTCAGGATAACGAGCACCAACGCGCAATTCCTGGTTGAGTAATGTCTGTTCTGTAAATGCACCCTGTGGTAGGGTAAGCTCTACGCGGCGTACACCTGCTGGTTGGCTCGTACGGATAACCGCATCGCCACCAAGCTGTAGCTCTTGTACATCCATAGGAAGTACGATAGGAGCCTGTACGGACTTCTCTGCTGCTTCCATTGCAAGAAGAGCAAAGCGGTTGCGGAGCAACTGGATACCGATGATGTCATCGAATTGTCCACGAAGTTCTCCGTCGATGGACGGCTTACGTGCAACAACGACCATCATCTTACCAAGTGGGTTCTTTGCCTTAGACAAGACAAGGTTGTCTTTATCTGGCAAGTAGATTACCGACTGGTCTTTATCGTAATAGCGTACCATCTCAATGAGATAGTTCAAATCCTGCTTATAGCCAAGGCCACCTAAGAGCTCGCGCTCGAACTCAGGGAACTGTGTTACGAGTTCTCCAAGAGTCATGGAGTAGCGCTTTGCAAATGCTACGCATCGTCCATAGCGGTCAAATTCTGGGTAAGCACCCAGTGGGTTTTCTAGGCGGATGCGAGGCAGGTTTGCTTCCTGGTCCAGTTCAATCATGAACGGCAGGAATCCGTAGGTTATATACCAGTCCGCTCCCGAGTACATCTGGACGGCCAGGTCAGCATGAGCAAAATAATTGCTAGCGATGCGAGTACGCTTATCAGCAAATGCACGAGCGCGGTCAGACGTTTGGTTTGCCGCTGAGCAGTTGACTGCAGGCAGAGGCGCCATAACCTCAGATAGGTCTCGAGCAACAACGTCAATAAAATTCGCAACGACATTCGCATCTACTCCATCTGGAAAGAACTCTGGATAGACGGTAGCAATCTCACCTTTGCGTACGGCAAGGACATCCTTGTTGCGGGCGTCCCTGTCCGCATGACGATAGCGTAGCGATTCAACGCGTGCGCTAATCTGGTCGATTGTTAGTGCCATAGTTTCCTATCCGTATGTCTCAGTCCATTGTTCAGCTATAGCATCATCAAGGTTAATCGCAAAGCGACGTTCCTTCTGAGCTCTAGTTGCCCAACGGTTGCTCATCCACTTAGCAGACTGTGAGTTCTGCTGCATTAATTCTCTAACTCTGATAATTGCAAACCATAGTGCCATCACACAGTCAGAAGGGTTACGAGTCTCAGGCTTCCAAGTAATCAACTGCTGTACTAGAGCCTTGAGTCCTTCGCTACCTTCGTTGCTTGGTAACTCTATGATGTTGTTGTCTTGATGTCTTCCATCTCTAAGGCTGCCAAAAAGGCTTGCCATAGAAGCCACACCGAAAGAAGTATCCCACTTATTCTTACCAGTGAAGTGAGAATTAAGCTGACAGCCGTAGGCTGCAAGCCAGTTACGCAAGTCGTCGTCGAGTGCGTATGCTTTCTGGTGTGCATTGATTTCGATTCTTAATTCTTGAGGACGGAACTTCTGTACCCATTCTTCAATCAGGGCACGAATCTTCATAGGAGTTGGGTCAGTCATATTGACTGCATCCAAAACATAAATTCTACTATCACCACGGTTATAAGTCAAGACCACCGCTGCCGTGTTCCCCGTCATCGCAGGGTCTAGACCAATAACCGTATACGGTGCGTCTAGTCTTTGAGGATGCCCCGGAGCGCCCGGCTTAAGAGGTCCGCGCTTTCGCATACCGTTGACACATCCAGCGATTGCTGCTGGCGCAAAGATAGCGTCTTCGACGACGTCTTCTTGTTGATAGACCATTGCCCAGACAGAAGGCGCCACTTCGCTGCGTCGAGTGAAGAGAGCCCCTCCGTCCCACTTGGGGTATAATCCTTGCTCATTCGGTTCATCTTTCTCACCCTCGGGCCTGTCCGTCCACGGCCATAGGGTTTTCCAATTCTTAGGTTTTTCATCGAACTCTAGTACGGCTGGCTGGGCAAAGTAAGTAAACGGGCTCTTGCCGCCGGTCCACTGCTGGCCATCTCGTATCATCTTGTACAAGTCTACTGGCGCAACACGGGTCCCTACGATAAGTAGTTTCCCGTGTCGGCCTAAGCGTGTGATGACTTCCTTCTGAAGCCATTCAATTTGCTTCTCCCATTCATGGGCGTTTGAGTTCATCACAACATCGTCGAGGATAATCAAATCTGCACGTGCTCCGTAGATTTGGCTACCAAAGCCTAGAGCCTGGACGGTAGGGTCTTTTTCCCCTGAGTCACGTCCACTACCTAGGTAAATCATGTCAGCAGACCACGTCTGGGAATCTGCCTTGTATCCCCCATTGGGGCCGAAGGCCGTCTGTAGCTTAATCCAGTTAGGATGGCTGAGCCTTGTCTTGATGGCCGAGAGGAACTTGCGGGCCATGCCCTGGGTTTTTGAAACTACAATAATTCGGACATTTGGGTCAACAGCTAGTCGGTAGGTCACATAGTTAATCGTGATGACTGTGGACTTGGCGTGCTCGGGCGGAACGTTAATCAGGACTCGGTTGGCCGCACTCGGTTCATAAATCATACTGGGGTGGAGCCATCTAGGCTCCCTACCCTCAATCAAGTCTACCCAGTCGAGGTGATGGTCAAAGAGCTTGGTATCTAGGAACTGCTCAGAGAACTCCTCGAAGCTGATGTCCTTAAGGTTCTTCAAGTCGGCCTTGACGCCCTTGCCTTCCAGGCGGGCCTCGTCGGCCCTCTGCTTGAACTCTGGGTCCTTTAGGGACCACTGGCGGAAGGTTACATCGTTTCGGTTAACAGAGGCCATAGCCTGGGTAATGGTGCTACCCTGGGCTAGAAGGGTCAGGACCCGCTCTTTAGCCTCGGCCATAGGTATATCTACCTTACCTGGCTTTCGTCCCATATAGCCCCCCCATAAATCACACAAATAACGCCCGTCAGATAACGGGCAGAACTTCCCCATATATAATATAATTATATATAATATTATATATATAAGCGAGCGAGCCATAAAGCGAAGCTCGCTCTTATATGGAATTATTATTACATATAAGATAACCTGTTCAAATCGGAAAACCGAACAGGTTTTCCTAATATATTTTTAGGGTTATACCTATAACTGGGCAAAAGCCCAGGTCAGAGGCATATTTATAGGGGCGGCTTATAACAGAAAATTTTAGGGTGAGTATTATAACAGCCGCCCTCATAAGTTTATCAAACACCCCCTCAAAACAATTCTGAGAGTTACTGTAAAGTAACCTTAGAGTTTCCTGAGAATATCCTGAGAGTATGTTGTTAGGGGTATTCTGAGAGTTTCCTGAGTATTTACTGAGCGATAGACTCTCCCCCCACCCTATCCTAAATGTCCGTTTTGCCCCCCTTTATACTGTTATGTTATTATTCGCCCCTTATGTCTGGACACTCCCGAATTGTAGGATACTTGACAATATCCCCCGCCTATGCTATAATGCGGAATGTCCGATTTATCCCTTTTGTCCATGTGTGACGCACCTCACAATTTCCTCGGTGTGTCGTACTTGACACGCTAGGGGGTGGGGGTGTATTCTTCTCCCTGTCATGAAATACCCGCGAGGGTAGCACGACACGCCGAAGGGTGGCAGACTTGACAAGGGTCAAGCGATACGCTACAATAGGCGCAACAAGTAAATAAGGGAGAGAGTTAGGTCAAGCGGTATCGCTCACCTAGACTCGCTATCTAGTAGCAACGAGTCGCTCGTGGATAGCACTAGGAAAGTGTCCGACACGCCCGATTCTCTCTCGACTTGACACTAGGTTAGACACTATGATAGACTTACGCAAGTAAGTTAGAGAGAAGGGAGAAGGTAGCATGACCCGCCCATATAGCGGGTCGGGTAGTTGGGCAACAGTACCGCCAACCATTAGGGCAACCCGCCCATGGGGTAAGCGTAACTACAACCTAACAGGGGCACAATGCTCACCTGTTACAGTAACCGATAGACTAGGCAACACGCGAGTTGTCGCACCCCTAGTTCATGGTCAGGTAGTACGCCTACACAAGCGCAACCATAAAGTTGCTATGGCTGGCGAGCGCAACCTAACTCCCGACTTGACAGAAGCACAAGAGCGTGAGATACTTGCCCAACTAGCGAGCAACCGCACGCCCCTAAAGCAAGGGTTCAACATACACGAGAAGTGAGGACACATGGCACGAAGTATTGAGGAAATACTCGCGGACTATGAGCGACTCAACCGCGCTCAAGAGCGAGAGCAGAAGCGAGAAGTATTCGGGCAACGAGTACGCCTAGCCCGACAGGATTGGAAGCCAGCGAGTAGACAGACCCGACTCGTGGGCATGAAGTTAGGATTATCCTAGAAGGATAGTCGCGCACCGATAGACGGCGAGGGTTCATGACCCTAGCGCGACACGCGGAAAGTCCGCACGCTTGACATACTCAAGGGGGTATGCTAGACTATGGATAACTTCATAGAGTTTAGCGTGAGCGATTGGGGTATAACCTTCAACAGCGCACCGCTATACTTCAACCTATCGTGGGGGCTAATCGCCCTAGCGATTGGCGTAGTAATCGCTCGCAAGATAATCAAGGTTAGGCGAGGATAATGACACCCTTCAACCTAACCACCCACGAGGGCGCGAATCCTGATGATTTCATCATAGTGCTAACGCCCAACGAAATGGAATACCTACGCACTAGCTTACGCAACGAGTCGGCACGACTCAAGCGAGAAGGCTTCACAGGGCTTCAAGCCTATGTGGATAACCTTAGAGATAAGGTGTCCAACATGATGATAGAGCAAGCCCAACAGAGATTTGACAGCAAGGCTAAAGTGTAGTACAATTAGACAACGACAACACCTAGAGGGGGTGAGATAATATGTCTGATGAAGAAGATGAAGTCACCACGCACCAATGCGTAGTGTGTGACGGACAGTATGAAGAAGATGACCTTAGCACCAACGACGACGGCGATTGGATATGCTCTGATTGTATCCGCACTTGCGAGCGTTGCGAGCGTATCGGTAGTCACCAAGACGATTGGTATGTAGTAGACGACTACTCGTGGTGCGAGGGTTGCTGGGAAGACCACTCATGGACTTGTAGGCGTTGCGACTATTGCTATGACGGCGATAGAATTGGCTACAATACAGTATTCGGTAACTCGTGGCGTGAGGATTGGTGCGAGCATTGTATCAGCGACAACGCCCACTATTGCGATAACTGTGACGAATACACGACAGATGACCATGAAGGGTGCGCTCGTTGTGGTGAGAATGAGGATAGTAGCGGTATTATCCACAACTACTCACACAAGCCTAACCCTATATTTCATGGTACTAACGACAGCAACCTGTACATGGGCTTTGAGCTGGAGATGGAACTCAACAACACCAACGATTTCAGGGGTGCTGTATCTCTGGTCAAGCCACTTGAAGAAGCAGATGTATGCTATCTAAAGTCTGACGGAAGTATTAGTGGGCAGGGCTTCGAGTTAGTGACACACCCACATACGCTCTATGCGTATGAGCAAGCCAATGACTTGTGGAATTATATCGAGAGACTACGCACCGAGTTCAATGCTCGCTCGTGGGACACCGACTCATGTGGGCTTCATGTCCATGTGTCACGCTCGGCGTTCAAGTCGGGCGCACATACTCACCGATTCCTCTCGCTCATCTATCGTAACCCTAAAGAGATGATGAAGTTAGCAGGGCGCAAGAACTCAAGATTCGCTAGGTTTGATGATGTCTACAAGCCTGACGACTGGGGTATCCCTCAGATGAACTTGCGTGATAAAGTCCATGCTGGTTTCCGCACCGAGAGATACTCGGCGGTCAATACCAACAATGACTACACACTAGAATTGCGCTTCTTCCGTGGCAACATGAAGCGCGAGGGTGTCATGACGGCACTCGAACTATGCCACGCTTCGGTAGAATATACCCGAGACTTGTCCATATCTGATGTCAAGTTAGGTATGCTCAAGTGGGAATGGTTCGCCGATTGGGTAGAAGCCAACAACGGCAGATACCCTAACCTATACCTACGCATGGCTAGAGTGCCTAGCGTAACTCTCAATACCAAGCCACTAATCAACGCCTAGAGGGGGTGTTATGTGTCTATTAGTTGTCTGTAAGCCTAACGCTATACCAAAGCGCGAGGAACTTACAGAAGGCGCGTGTTCTAATCCACACGGCTACGGGTTCGCCATGATAATTGACGGCAAGATATTCCGTTATCGTACCATGTCTGCTCGTAAAGCCGTGAGTAAGTTTATACATATGCGCCAACAATATCCACAAGGTTATGCCATCTGGCACGCTCGTTATGCTACGCATGGTGTAAAGAATGAGGATAACTGTCACCCATTCCAAGTGGGTGATGATGTTGATACTGTACTAGCGCACAATGGTGTGCTAGATACTTTCATAGCCAATGGAGATAAGCGTAGCGATACGCGTGTGTTCGCTGAGGACACGCTTCCACGGCTAGGTGGTGTCTTAGCCCTAGAGGACGAGAACATCTACCGCATGGTTGAGGGGTGGGCAAGCGGTTCTAAGATAGCCGTGCTCACCACCAACCCTAAAGCCCAATACCAACTGTATCTACTCAACGAACGGCTAGGTCATTGGGACGACAATGGTGTATGGTGGAGTAATTCTTCTTATAAACGAAGCACCTATTCGCATAAGACTTATTACTCGCCAGCACCTATCACTACCGCTACCACTAAGCCTACTAACGAGGCGGACTATGTACTAGAACAAGAGTACTACAATGACCTTCTCCTAAAGGGAGACGACGAGTACCTAGTGATAGACCAATGCCCCTCTTGCGAGGCTCTAGTAGATATTGACAGAAGCTCAGAGTACTGCCAGTACTGTGACACTTGTATGTCATGCTCTAGCACATGGCAAGATTGCCTGTGTTACACACCACACTCAGCCCGCGAGAAGCATAACGAACTTGACTTTGACAACCAATGGGTAAGAGTGTATAATAAATCATACGACCCAATACTTTACTAACCAACTAGAGAGAGAATAAAGTCCCATGACAACCAGCACAACAGAAGTAGTAGCCGAACAACTACGCACCCTAGCACTTGTACTAGACCTTGAGTCTGTACGCCAAAGCATAAGCGACGAGCCTGAGTACCTACCTTATGGCGCAATCGTCAAAGCACTACCAGACCAGACACGCTTCAAGCCTAAGTCTATGTGGGTATCACTAGGCGACGGCACTTACCGCCACCTCAATGGCAAGAAGGGATTGGTTACAACACATGACAGACTCGACGGATACACCGAAGTCATCTTCCAGTAATCGTATCGTAGTAGCTGAGCCACTAGCGGGTATGCTGGTGGCTGGCTATGCGGTGCTAGTATTTCCCAAAGAAACATCAGAGCGTTCAGTATTCTACGGACCCTTTGATACAGAAGAGAAAGCCCTTGACTGGGCAGACTTGCTGACTGGTATAGTTACAGTCCACCCATTACACGCAGCGACTATGAATCGAGGCTAGATGATAGGCTTATGTACTGGACACCCTAACCCAGACTTGTGGTATCCTGAACAGCCACAGGGCAGACCCTCTAATGCCAAGCGCAAGCAACTTGCTGAACAGGTAATGCTTGCCTTGGCTATCTGTCAAGAGTGTCCCGTCAGGCAACAATGCCTAGACGAGGGTATGCGCCCTGAGAATCTTGACTACGGAATATGGGGTGGCTTGATGGCTGGAGAACGCATAGTTATCTCTGGCGTAAAGGCTAACTCAACAACCCGAACCGATGCGATAGTGTTCGCAGAAGGAGTAAGGAAATGGCAAGAAATATTATTAGACTAGGAGCATTGGGTACATTCGTTGTAGCCTTTACCCTGCTAATTGTAGAGCCACTAAAGCAGCCACATAAATATCCAGTACAAAAGACTTGGACTACCGACGATAGTAAAGCATATGCCTACGACAAGCTAGGTGTATGGCGTGACAAACAGATGTCCTGCCTCAAGAAATTGTGGGGTAAAGAATCAGCATGGAACCCTAACGCATACAATAAAACAAAAGTCATGGGTCGCAACGCTGGTGGTATCCCACAAATCTTGGGGCTTGACCCAAGCACACCCCCCACCAAGCAAATCGACAGGGGGCTTGAGTATATCTACCATAGATATCACACCCCTTGTCGAGCTTGGCAACACTTCAAGAAGAAGGGCTGGCACTAATGGCTAGTCTGAAAGATAGAGGCGTGGTATTATGTGAGTCGTGCTCAAAACCATTGGGCGATGAATACATATTGGTGCGTGCCGACAAAAGAGATTATAAATATCATAATGATTATAGAGCGTGCGCAGAAGCAGAGCCCTTACGAAAGGATTGGTATCGACAGAGTGGAAAAACCAAGACACATAACAGAACTCAAGCCTGACTATCAGAAGGCTATGGATATCAGGGGAAACCCAACAACTGTATGCCCATGTAGTTCAGAGATATGGAACCTCAAGACTATCTTCAACAAAGATGATGGCACGATAGAGTTGTACTTTACTGACATGGAGTGTGCTCAATGTGGTACACTGGCTACCGCGCCTACCCCTGAGGGTAGTACGCTGGAGGGATAATATGCCAACGTATGAATACAGATGTGGTAAGTGCGACTCACTTACTATACTTTCCCGTAGCATAGATGAACGAGATGAACCAGTCTCGTGTGTCTGTGGCTTTGAGTCAACAAGAATATACAACGCACCCGGAATCCAGTTCAAAGGTACTGGATTCTATAAAACAGGAGGATAAATGCCAACCTATAAAGTAGTAGCAAGAGAAAAGCTACGCACCATGGGTATCTATGATGCGGAGTCAAGGGAAGAAGCAAAAGAAATGTTTAGAAAAGACTACCTGAAAATAGATTGGAAGCAGAGCGGTCTGCTACATCTTGTATCAGGATATAACCCAAGAGCATACCTATATACAGAAGAGGAAGAATGATTACTCATACACTAAACTTAGATGAAGTATCGAATCTAATCGTAGACAACCTCTACGAAGATGCCGAAGTTGGCTTGACAAAAGATTTAGAAGGGCCATTCTATGTGCTGATTAGCTCAAGCGCAATGGCTGACATATCATTGTGGGCTACTGGCAGTGATATCATAACTATTACACAGGATAGATATGAGTTCGCTAAAGAACGCGTATTGTCCAACGGATTTACGCCACTAGTTATAGTGGCTACGCCTGAAGGTATCTTCGAGTTCAATCTAGATGTAATAAAGCTAGACTTCGAGGCTTACTCTGACGGAGACAAACCAGATATCATGGTTGCTGAACTACCTATCAGTAGTGGCAAGCAAGTCTTAGAGTTCTACCCTGAGTTTGCTAGCCACGAAGAATACTTAGACTCACTGATGTCCGATGCTGAACCCTCAGTATGAGATGATGGTGACGCTTGGTAAAGTTCATCAAAACCCTAGCGATATCTACTCTTCTTCTGTGGTATCTTGTTGTTGCTGGGGCTGGTCTTCTGTATCTGTTTGGTGTTCGGACTCTTTGAAGTCCTCATCAAAGTAAGGCCGACGGCCACCCAGTTTCATGATGAGACGCTTGACTGCACGCTTGTGTCTCATACGGGCAGCATCCTCACTGCCAAGAGATAGATAGTTGGCTATCTCTTTGAAGTCGCAAGACTCTGCGTGTCGCAGGAAGATTATTCTCCTGTCTTCCTTGGATAACTTCCAATACGCAGAGTCGATTTCAAGTAGCATAACCTGAACATTACCACCCTCCGCAGGAGCAGATGGTCTACCAATCTTACCAAGGTTTAGCTTGGGTGCAATATGAAAGTTACCCATCAACACAGTAGGTAACAATGCTTCGACCAATTCTTGGTCATAATAATATACATCAGAGACATCATAGCCGACGCTCTTAGCCTTCCATCGCTGGCAATAATCAAGCGCATGGTTACGAAGGCTACGATAGATTAGATTCTTAGCGTCCTTCTCACCCAATGCCTTCCATTGTTGCAACTTATTAGGGTGCTCAGCAAACCATACATAGAGAGCCTGCTTGATATCCTCAAGCTCACACATAGGGAACTTCCTGTAGTACTCAGAGGCAACTGCTACTACGATATAATCCCACTCTTCAATATGTTCCCAGTTCATGGCTTATCGTTCTTATACTTTCTTGTGCCTGTCAATAAATCTTCAACTGTAATCAGATAACCCTTAGACTTATTAGGTGGAACCTCGCAGGTTATCTCTCTGCCTAGTGTCTCGACTGTCTTCTTAAGGATGTGTGTTGGCACGATAAAGGTGGACTGTTCTAGTACGAACGCCCAGTACGCAGCTTCCGTCACCGACAACCCCGAAGGTTCCCAAGACTGCGACTTATTATACCAACACTCAACCTCGATGTATAGGTTGTTGGTTATCCACCACTTCCTATCACGCTTCACTTCGACAGTGCGCCCACCGGTCAGCAACTCCTCGACCAACTGCTCACCCTTGCGTCCGTATCCAAAGTCTAAATCAAACGAGGAGTTCTTTACCATTTACTTATCCCACTTATCTCTCAGTACTAGTAGTGCTATGATTGCATAGTTAGCTAAGTCTTTGAAAGAATCCTCAAGGGATTCGTATTCAGCATTGCGCTTGTTATCAATTAGATTATTGATACGAGCCACTTTATCATGTATCCTAACACGTAAGCCATTAACAGGCCCACCAGGAGCGTCCGCAATATTACGGGGCCCATAGTCACGATGCTTCTTAAGTAGTACCGACATAAGTTCATCATAGATTATCCTAACGTCTTCTTCGAATCGGGTTGGGTCACGCGGTAACTCTTCTTGCTCAAGAGGGGTACGGATAGGGTGACCGTAAGCGTCCCGTCCTCTTTGTTGATGGACGTAATTTTGTAGCCCATCCCAGCTAGGTGTTCTGTAATCTGCCATATCTCCTCATTCTCCATTCTTGAATAAGTTCTTGAGTTCGTCATCTAGATTCTCCATCGCGTCGTCTACAATAATATCTCTAACCACAACAGGTAAATGCTCAGGCATAAACTCTGACATAGCAAGAGTTGAATAACAATCCTGAACAAGCTGTGACACAAGTGCTGGTCGTCGTCTATTCTCATAGATGAGGCGAAGTAATGAGCCGAGCATTAGCTTCAATCCACCAGGTAGTATGTATACTGGGTCGAATGTCTCGTCGTCTTCTAGTAAGTGGTCAATAGAATCAAAGATGTTATCAAACTTTTCGCCACACTCAGGGCATACTGGTATTCTGCCATCTTCATCGAACATTTAGTCCTGCTTTCTGAAGTATTGCTTCCGACCCATGGCTAGTATAGAATGAGTTAGCATCTTCTCCGTCGGGGAATTGGACGATAGTAACAGGGAGTTCTCTTGCAAGTGAGTTGGCAAACTCTTTGCCTGGCTGGTCTCCGTCCGCAAAGACAAAGACTCTTTCGAAATCGGCAAGGAGTCTCGTGTAATGTTTCTTCCAACTATTAGCGCCTGGCACGCCAACACAAGGAATACCGACACAGGAACTAAGAGTAAGAGTATCCAGTTCACCTTCACAAATACCAATGTAATCGCCAGCACGCTCAATATCAAGGACATTATACATTTTAGTATCAGCCCCAGTGAGTCCCATGTACTTAGGCTCCACCGCAGGATTGAGCGAACGAAACCGTAAGTCCACAACGCCGGTCTTAGTAGTGTATGGTATGCTAAGTCTGCCAGTATATATCTCATGCCCAACCTCCGCCTCCACGACTACGCCTAATCGTGCCAATCGTGCTGCCTCCATTGGAATACCCCTGCTTTTTAGGTAAGCTTCTG